CGCAACAGGCACAAGTTTCACTTGCCCTGTAACAGCAGGCGTATCGCTACCAGCAACCGCAGTCTGTCCATGTGCATTTAGCACAATGTCTGCTGTCTCGCCTGCATGATCCCAAAGAAATCTAGCAAGCCCGGTTGCAGTGTAATCCTGGCCTGCACGCATCACTAGCGCGTAAGACTCAGGCTCACTATTAGAAGCAACGTTACCGTCAAGCGTTGGGTACTCAACAACATCGCCAGCGCTAACTTCTACATGAACGTCTGCGGCATCCCCCTGATATGGCGCTGCTGTCCCTGCACCAACCTTCAAGGTAAACAGTGCGGTTTTCATAAACAGGATAGTCGCCACAATCAAACCTCTTGTGTTGTTTCAACTACACCGCGTGAAGCGAAGTACTTTGTTCCACCCATATCAGTAATTGCAGGCCTGCGCCAGGCTGGATGACTCCAATGTTGTAAGCCACTTACAGCAGCATTGCAGATAGCAACCAACGCTTCTAATTCATCAAAAGTAGCAATGCTATCTGCTCTGCCAGCAACCACCCAAATCTCCCAACGTTGGGTACGCCTGCCATTAGCCAATCCCGATACATCTACCCAAGGATCAGCAGGGTAAACGCGCGCACAAGGTGCAGTAAATGCACCCATTCCGTAGAAGGTATTTACACCAGCAGCAGTAAGCGCATCAAGCAATTGCTGCCTACAGGCTTGAAGTGTCATCCTATGCCAGGAATTGAATAGCGAGCAATCAAAGGCTTGACGCCATCAAGGTAGTCTTTCGCTACCTTGATGGCATTACCTTCCAGATCAGCGTACCCAGTCAAACCAAATGTTGCTTCACGTCTTTTGTACGCTTCTGCGCCACCAATCAGCAAAGCAACATTCAGTTCATCTTCTGCGCCTGATGGAGACTCAATCACTGCGCCATTCAACTTGACGGTTAGGCCTGATACAAGCGCTTTAGCAACTGCATCTGCCCACGCGGTATCTTCTGCGGTTGGTGTTTTATTCCCAACAAACGTCAATACCTGCGGCCCCGTCAAACCGTACATTACGCAGGCTCGCCATCCTCTGCATAGTCTGCCTTGGTAAGAGTCTGCTCGCCAACATCGTTAGATGTTGGTGCCTCAATACCAGTAGTCTCGCCAGTCTGCTCTTCAGCCTGCTCTTCAGCAGCATCCTTCTTTGCAGACATTGTATCTCCTGGGTTGTAAGTAACTTACAGATTAGACGTTGGTGTAGGTGTAGCGACGAACGCCCTTAGGCTCAAGCACCGCAAAGCCAAAGTACTGCCAAATGGCAAAGACGACACTCTGCGGGCCTTCACGCTCCAGAAGGCGCACATCAAGCACCGCGCTCTTCCACTGGCGAGCATCATTCCTACGCGCAACAATTTCATTGGTGGCTGTCAGAATTGCCCAAGCAGGCTCAACAGGAACACCGCCAATAATACCCTTCTGAAAGCCTGCGCCCTGAAGTTGCCCAAGCGCATTCACGGGATTGATATACGCCAGCAGGGGCCTTCCGTTGGTATCCTCGCCTGCCGTCAGGTTTCCCCAATCGGTGCTATTCACAAAAACACCTTCCGCAGGCAGCATGCGCGCACCAGCGCCACCAGCAGCAGCACCACTGTAGAATTGCGCCAACTTCTGCGCAATGCCCTTGTAAAGGTCGCGCCCACTCGCAGCAGGCGTAGTGCCAGCAGTATCAGCAATTGCACCAGAAGTAGTAAGCGCTTCAAGCACAAGCGCAATTTCACGTTCCGTATCGCGCATCAGCAGTTCGCGCAGTTGGTTGCCGATGATCACATCAGTACCGGGCGATGCACCATCAACCGCCTGGCGACTGACGATTGTCTCGCCACCAATGGTTTTCGGTGTAAGTGTCTTGGGTGCAGTTGTAACGTCAACGTTAGCAACTGCTGCATTCTCAGCAGCCTGCACATCTGTATCGCCAGTCACTGTGGCGAACGATGGCACAATGATGGGATTGGGCGCAGCAATTGGCGTGCTGGCAAAGAAGGCTGCAAGCGGACCTGTATATGCAATGTCAGGCACATACAAATCAGGGTAGTAGTTGGTGGGATAGGCACCAGCAATATCGCTGCTGTCAACCGCGCGATCCATCTGTGCAGCCAGATCAAGCACCAATGCCTTATGGCGGTGCAGGCGCTGGCTCGCTGCCACATCGCGATTTGCTGTCATCAGATCAGCAAAATAAGACTGCTGCGTATGCGGTCCGTAAACGCTCTCAGAGCGCGTCACAACCGCAGGATGACTACCGATACCACTCGCGCTCTGCGCAGGCAAGGCACCGCGCTCTGCGTCTCTACGCTGCTCTTCAGCACGCGCAGTCACAATCAGCGCATCCACATTCACCAGGCGACCATTAAGCGTGTCAATGTCGCTAGTCTCAATGTCATCAAGCGCGCGATTGTCAGTCTCTGCAATTGCACGCACTGCGGCAATCTGCGAAGTGATAGCGTCACGTCGCTCTGTGAGCGCAGCAACTGTAAGGTTAGGCACCTTTGCTCCTTCTGTGGCGCGTGCCACGCTCCTTAGTGCAATGCGCGCCTGCCTATAGGCTGGCGCATAACTGCCTGCGATTGCTGCAAGCCTGACGCCTGCATAGTGTTCAACTACACCAGCGCGGTTGCGGTACTTTCCTGGCACAAATTCAACGCTTACGCCATTAATGCCAGACTGAACCTGACTCCTAGCTTGCACGGTTTCTGGCACATCAAGGTAATCGCCACTAAACCACAAACCATCTGATCGCTCCTGAGCGCCTGTAACGACTCCTACAGGCACGCCACCATCTGTGCCGTGTCTATTGAGGTACGCGACTCTTTCGCCCGCCTGAATGGCTTGGACAGCCTCAGAGAAGGCACCGCGTACAAATCGCTCGCGCCCATAAGACACATCAATCGCTACGCCAAATGGGACCGCCATACCCTCAAAGCGCGATGGCTCGCCTGCAACGTCCCTAACTTCAATGCGCCCAAGTGAAGTGGTATGAATGTCAGGCACTTACAGTTTCCTTCTCTGCCTCTGCGTTATCGACCGGCGCCGGTCGATTTCCGAAAGACTCCGCTACTGCCTTTGCCCCTTCAATCTGCGCTTCTTGCATTTGATCAATTGCATCGTTTGGTCCCAAGCCTTCTTCTGTGCGCACTTCATCGCCAGTCATCCAAGGCTTGTTGCCAGTTGCAATCGCCCACGCTCTAAAGCGAGACTCTTGTGCTGCGCGCGTCAAGCGTGTCATGTCAATCAACATGAAACGCTCTTCTGGCAGCAAATCAGAAATCACATCTTGAATAGGATCATAGAAACCTGACAACGTGAAGCGATCAAGTGAAAGCGCTTCATCCTGCACGTTGCTATAAGTCATGCTAGAGCCAGGAGGATTAACGTTAATGTAGTGCGATGGAATGCCGAAAAGGTTTGCCACTTCCGCAGCAATGTCACGCCTTGCTTCTACTGCAAGTTGCGAAGATACATCTGCTCCCCAGGGCTGCGCCATTGCGCCTTTGCCCAAAACTGCGGGATAGTCCGGGCCTTTACTTCTCCTATCACGCCATCTGCCTGCAATGGCATCTGCTTGCGTATTGTCAAGTTCCTGTTCAGTTGTAATCTGCGTTACTGGTGTACCGCCTGCCTGCCAGTAACGTGACACATATGCATCTGATGCCCAAGCAGACATAAGTGAATTGCGAGCCATCTGCAAAATACCTTGCAAATGCTCCGGTACGCCTGGCCAGAAGGCAGAGCGTACCGGAATAACTGCTTCACCAGAAACTGTGCCAGCAACACCAGCAATACTGTATTGCGTTGGCGGAAACACTCCCCAAGGATCAATCAATCCTGAAGGCGCGATTGCTTCCTTTGGCAGTGGAAGAAGTGAGCCTGGCACACCTTCATCATCTACACCGCCAACCATATAGATATAAGAAATGTCGGTCAGTGCCATGCTGGCAACTACACGCCATACCCATTCGCGTCTTGTCATGACAGCAGCAGGACGCTTCACAATACGTGAAACTACTTTAAGTCTGCGCGCTGGCTCGCCTTCCCACTCTGTCCAACGCTGTCCCGCAATCGCATTGGCAATTAGCGTAACGCATCGCCTTACTGCGGATACGCCTGCTGCCTCAATTACAGTCAGTGGGAATGCTGAAGATGGAATTGCAAGCGACGAAATAGAAGTGCCGACAACCATTGTCTGGTTTGTCGGCACTATGGTGTGTCTGTTTTGCTTTGTAAGTGAAGTGTTGCGATGCTTCTTACTCACTCCCGTATCTTAACATTTTGGTGAAATGTAAGCAACTTACAAAAATACCTGTACAGGTGAAACGGTTTTAGCGGCAATGGCTACAGAAAGTGTCGCGCCAACAACACCTGTAATCGGTGTGCTGCTAATTGTCCATCGCCAGGCCCCATCACTTCCGATAAATCTACGCTGCGCGCTGGCAACCTGAGAGTCCAAAAACGGATCATCATGTGCCAATCTTTTAGAAGTAACTGCTTCTGCGAAGTCTGCACAAGCCATCGTGACCTTGGTGCCTGCAATTGATTGGTACGGTAACTGTGTTTCTGCTGCATGTCTTTCAAAGGCTGGTGCCAGCGCGGATGATGCAGCATATACAATCGCATCAAGTGGCACCTTCTTTGCAATTGCTGCTACTTCTCGCGTGAAGTCAAATGCAGTAAGCGGTGTCTCTGGACGCGCCTGCAAGTGGCGATGTACCTCTACACCAACGCGACCATCGCGCCGAAGCGCTGCTACAATGATGCTACCTTCTGTCCATGATGCCAGCACGTCACATGCAACCACATACCCACCAACTACGTTGTTGGGATCAAGTGGCGCAGGCAGTCTGCACAGGCCCCATGCAGCAATGCTGAATGGTGCATCCACACGTTCATCATGCCAGCGATTAAGACGTTCGCGTACCCAACTACCGCGCGGCAAAATCAGGTATTCGCTTTGGATCATTTGACGTGAAAGCCTGGTGCCATCAAGTGATGGATTAGCCTTTAGCAATTGGTCCCAATCAAGGCCCACATCATCATCGTCTGCGCGCCACCAAAGGCCCATGAATGAAGGATCATGCTGCTCTGCGCCAGTAGACTGACGATACAGTCTATCGTGCATCGCGCGCAGCAAAACGCTATCCGCAAAGCCTGCGGTTGAAGTCATCAGCATCTGCGAATTAGGAATGGCTACTTGCGCAGGCGAGAGTACTTCATACGTCTTGAAAGTAGTCTGTGTCAGTACTTCATCAAAGCAAATCAAACCTGGCGAAATACCGCGCGCACTACCGGGCTGCGAGGTTGCAACGTCAACGCGCACACCATTCAATTCAATGCCTGTGTACTGCGTGGCTCTAGCGCGTGCAGTACCCTGTCTGCGCGCAGTGTGTCCCCAACCACTGATATCGGAATATGAAATTACATCGCGTCTAATGTAGTCATATGGAATACGCGCTTGCTTGGCATCATGTGCAGCAAGCAAAATAAAATCCCACTTACGGAACGTATCCCACTTATGCCCTTCATCAAGCAGCCAGCCTACAAGCGAACGTACAATTACTGACTTACCATTTTGCCTGGCGACACTCAACAAAACGGTACGCGCCAACAACTGCTTGTTGTCATCGTATTCAAGCGCTCTTTCAAGCGCGTATTGCTGCCAGCCATCAAGGCGAAGTGAAAGCCTACGCTTTGCCCAACTGACTACCTTTGATCCAAAGGAGCCAGCAGCAAGCGCGCTACGCGGAGACTCCAGCGCAGCAGGCACATGCGCCACTGGCATGCGGTCCCAAGCCATCAGTCTATGCGCGCGTCAAGGCACGCGCACTGCGGTGCGCTCTAAAGGCCTTGACTGCGCGCGCCTTCAGGCTTTGTGGGACCGCCTGCGGATGGCCCGGCCCGCGATGGTTGTAATTCACTTACTTGTATCCTCGCAGTACCCATCCAGCGATAACGCCAGCAGCGAACATCGCTGCCATCACCCAATAGATAACGCGATCATCTTCAACACCAGGCTGCATAATGCTCCTACAGGTTGTCGGCAATGTTCGCATTTGTTCAGTTTCATGATACGCGAAAGTCTAAATGTAAGCAATTTACAATTGCCCACGCCAAGCGCGAAGTGTGCTGCTGGCAACGGCTGGCAGCGCTCTAAGATTTACACCGCCTGAAATCAATTCTAAGGGCCTGGAATTTCAGAGTGGCACCTAGTGCCACCCGGCTCGCTTACGTGGCTCTCAGTTGATCCTAGCGCGTCTCAGGCGATGTGCGCGCGTACCCTCGCGTGTGGCGCAGGCGTCAGGTTTTGCCAGCAGCAACACAAGTCATGCGCAGTTACTGTCTGG